CATCAAGAGAACGGCAAGAGGAATCGTCGAGTCGTGCGTCTTAATCGGACGACCGTCTCGGCTGATCCCTTTATACCAGCTCAGAACGTGACTAACACGGTATCTTATTATCTGGTGATTGATACGCCCCTCGCGGGGTTTACCAACACTCAGATGAAGGATGACGTGCTTGGCCTAACTGGCTGGCTTACGTCTGCCAACGTACTGAAGGTCCTCGGAGGCGAAAGTTGATCAACATTAAGCACGCTGTTGCCATGATCCTTGCGGGTCTTGGCCTCGGCTGGCTTACGGTCGGCGCCCCGGGCATGATCTATGATCGTGTCCTGGACGTAGCCATAGGAGCTATGTGCAGGCTCGCGCCTGCCGTTTGCTCTTAAGCTATCAGCTTAACTTCCGAGAGGTAGCGCGCTGGCAGAGATGTCAGCGCGCTTCCTGATTAGATTATGGATCAGGTCATAAAGCTATGGATTCTAACCCCGCTTTACAGTGGAGGAAGAATGAAAAGCCTTATGTCTCTCCTTGGTTGTGTACTCACTGATGTGAGTATACGATGTGGTACCGACACCCACCGAGACAAGATAACTATGTCTCGGAGGATCAAACATGAAGGGCTATCTTTCTTAACGATAACCCTACCAAACTTTGCGACGGACTTCGAAAGATGTCTTGCGCAAGGCTCGGTTGACTCTACTCGCTTCTTAGGTTTTAAGAGGCGAGGAGCGCTCCCCGTATTCCTACGAGGTTTGCTCAGTCAGGTGTTTGACCCTGTTGACGGTAAGTTACGTGACGTCGCTATGGAGGATTCAATTTTCTGCATTAGGCAGATATGCCTGATGTGGAAGAAAATTGGTCTTCCCTGTTCTAACTCTAGAATAAGGAAAACACTCAATGGTTACGTCACGTGTGAGTCTGAGCTCTCCAGGACAACATGCTCTATTCCAGCTTTGGAATGGGACTTGTTCGGACGAACGTCCGACGTTTTATGGTCGGGAACTCTTAGCTACCCGTCCGAGAGGGCGGAGGCAAGAGATCTTAAACCATCTCACGGTCCTGGTGCTACAGCAGAAAGAGTATTTGGAAACTCTAAATACTCAATACGGCTGTGGCATGACAGACTCCAAAGTTACTTCCCATACGACCATTTCGGACATTCTCGTCCAGATGGCGATGATGGAGAAGGCTTTGGAGCTGTTGAGTTCAGCGAACCTGGCGCTGAACGACCCGTACGGGTCGTCACAGTTCCTAAAACCCTTAGAGGCCCTCGCGTTATTGGAATTGAGCCAGCGTGTATGCAATACACGCAGCAAGCTATTCTGGGAGTTCTCGTCAGAGAACTCGAACGGAATAGACTCACGGCTAACCACGTAAACTTTCGTGATCAGTCGATCAATTCTAAGTTAGCATTATCATCATCTCGTAGTGGCTACTTTGCTACTATCGATTTGACTGATGCTAGCGATAGGGTCCATAAGGACTGTGTTTACCGCATGCTAAGGAGTGTCCCTTCTCTTAGGGATGCTATTTTCGCATGCAGATCGCACAGTGCATGCTTGCCTAACGGGACGATAGTTCCGTTGTACAAGTTTGCGTCTATGGGTTCAGCTTTATGCTTCCCCATTGAGAGCATGATGTTCTATACATTATGCATCTCTGCAAGGTTGCTAAAGCTTAACTTACGTCCCACGCAGCGGAACATCTTAAAAGTGTCCCGCGACGTGTACATTTACGGGGATGATATCATAATCCCCGTAAGTGAGGTACCAGAGACTATCAAATACCTTGAGGACTTCGGTCTAAAGGTAAATGCTCGCAAGACTTTCTTTACAGGAAAGTTTAGAGAATCTTGCGGGATGGACGCTTACAACGGTGTAAACGTAACTCCTGTTTACGTCCGTTGTATGCCGCCCGATAGTCTGCGGGACGCCTCAGCGATCGTGTCCTTCGTATCCCTCGCAAATCAGCTTTTCTCAGTTGGTTTGTGGGGATCAGCGCGATTCGTACGTGAGCTAGTCGAATCCATCGCTGGGTTCGAATTGCCTTACGTACGGGACACGGCCTCATGTCTAGGATGGATAAACACACGTAGTGCTTATTCATTCACGAGATACTCTAAATACACACAGGCTCCCGAAGTTAGGAGTCTGGTTGTACGAGTATCTGAGAAGAGTGACCCTTTATCGGGTTACCCTGCTCTCATGAAGTTCTTCCTAAAGGTTGGCGATAAGCCGATCCAAGGGAAGCACTTGGAGCGTACCGTACGGCCCGGATCCGTTAACATCAAAATCCGGTGGGCCCAGCCCTTTTAAGGGGCTGGCGAGAGCAACCTTTTAGCTCTCAAGGAGGCAGCGTGCCTTCGGGAAGAGGCGCACGCGCTGTGCACCTCCT